CGCGAGGATTTTATATACAACAGTTTGACAAACATCAATAGGTTTGTTATGTTTCTAGCGTGTAGTTTATGTAATTTTTGGAGGTTGATATGTCGGACAAAAAAATTAAGAAAAAACGTGGTGGGGGTGGTCGCAAACCAGGGCAGAGGTTTGGTGGTCGTAAGCGGACGTTGGAACATCCTGTGCAGCTAGGTGTGCTGATTGACTTGTCAGATCGAGAGTGGCTAAAAGAACAAGCTGGTCGTGAAGGTATAAGCCAAGGCTTATTGGTGCGAAGACTTATCGCAACGTACAAAGATCATACAAAATCATGGGTGTCGAATGTATCAGCGCAAACAGAAGAGATTGCCGCTCAGACTGAGGAGAAAAAATCAGCACCAGAGAGCAGCCTCACAAAAATCCAACCAAGATGCAGAGAGTAATAAGCCACGCAATCCGCGCCAAGCTGAAAAGCTGATCGCTTGGCGCGAAGATTTGGACTATTACAAAAAATCAGACGAGTATTACACAGACAAGAGGCGTGAGTTTCTAGCTGGTGGGCGTGTGCTTGTGTGGTTCTCATGCGGAGCAACAAGCGCAGTAGCAGCAAAACTCGCCATACAAAAATATCGTGGCGAGAGGCAGGTTGAAGTTATATATTGCAATACCGGAGGTGAGCATCCATCCAACAAGAAATTTTTGAAGGATGTTCAAGAGTGGCTTGGGCAGCGGGTAAAGGTACTGAAGGCCAAGAGGTATAAAGATCATTGGGATGTGTTTCGTAAAGAGAGATATTTGGTTGGACCGCAAGGGGCAAAGTGTACTGCCATCTTGAAGAAGAGCCTGCGTCAACGCTATGAAGATCCTGTGCGCGATATACAAGTATTTGGCTTCTCAATCGAAGAAGTGAATAGGGCGGAGAGTTTCCGCGAGACAAATTTTGAGGTGTATCTGGAAACCCCGTTGATTGATAATGGGCTTGATAAAGGCGATTGCTTGACGATAATCGAAGAGGCAGGAATTACCCTCCCATTTATGTACCAGCCCCAAAAAAGCGGCTCCCCATATCCACACAACAATTGTTTAGGTTGTGTGAAGGGCGGGAGTTGGTATTGGAATAAGATTCGCATTGATTTCCCAGAAGTATTTGAGCGCATGTCAAAATTGGAACAGGAGTTGGGAGCAGCCGTCGTGAGGTATAAGAAAAAGCCATGCTTCCTAAAAGATCTGCCACCGGACGCAGGAGTGCCGAGAGCTGCTGCAAACCGCGAATGTGGTGTCTTATGTTACGATGCTGTGGGGCTTATGGAAGAGGATGACGAGAAATAGGTCTTGCACGGTGCAAGACCTATTAATTATGCTCAGATCGAGCAGCTACCGCCATTTTTGTTACGCAGGCGTCAAGTATGAAGAGAGTCCTTGTATACCCCAAATGTTCGCACCTGTTATCTATTGCATCGACTATTGCGTTGTCGATGCGCACCAGCACAACTTTTCTATCATGTAATAATTCTGAAGGGGTAAGCCCAAGCCGCTGCGGCTTTTTACGGCGTAGCATCAGGCTTATGGCTTGCTCAATCCATTGTTTTCTACTCAAATCTGTCTCTGCTACGGCATTGTCTAAACGCGCTAAAAAGCGTCTGCCCATTTCGGATTTGGATACTGCACATCTATCGCTCCATTTTGATGGCGTTAGTGCCATATGATATTATACAAAACGACATCATGTTCGTAAAGTAGGACACCATGCCAGTTATACAAGACAGCCCTTTCTGGGCGCGCAATAACCCACCAGTACGGTGTAGGAAGATGGAGCCTGCAATGAGCGGAAGAGCGCAAGAAGAAGCTGTGAACCACCCAAGCCATTACAATGCTGGGGAGTTTGAAGTAATTGAAGTGATTGACGACTGGCAACTTGGGTTTTATGAGGGAAATATCATCAAGTATGTTGGAAGGGCCAAATATAAAGGCAAAGAGTTGCAGGATTTGAAAAAGGCCCTCTGGTATTTGGAAAGATTGGTTACGCTGAAAGAAAAGGAAGCAGCATCAGGTGAGTAAATTTACTGGTGTGTTTGAGATCTCTACAGTGGATCAGGCTGAAGTAATTTGCCGGTTTCATCCAAGAAATGAAACAAGTTTCTACCAAAATCCTTGAAGTTATTGGTTGCTGTAACTGCGGAGCGGGAAGTAAAGTTTCGAGGAAGCGGCCCTGCGCCGTCTCTTCAAGATGATTTTGCGCAACTTCACGCAGGCTTGGCCGAAATAGGTGCGGTGGAGGTGGTACCAGACGCACCCGTGGCTGCAGCACCGCAAGGAGTGCGACGTAGAGGTAGGCGTCCGAAACGGCACCGCATGTCTCGCGCATTGGAAGCGAAGATGGAGGAAATGATAGATGGCGAGTAAAGGGCGGAGGGTTTGGGTGCCACCCAAGGAAGGTGAGCCTGTGGATCGCTTGCAATTGATGGCAGTCGCGCGATCTAAGGCACTACGCGAGCCGAGCCTTGCAGAATCAGATGAGCCTGCTTTTATGCGTAGTTTGCGCGAGTCAGGCTTTGATACGGAAGGGTTGAAGCTACTCTTCATACAAGAAGCTATGAAGGAAGGCTTGGTTGTAAATCCAGAAATGGTGGAGACTGGTGTAGAGCGCCAAGAATCAGAGGCAAAATTTGCGATAAAACAAGCCGTAGATGGGTTGTTGGAGGCTGGTGTAAAGCCACGGATTATCCGGTATGCTTTAGATGGTCTTGTATGTTATGTGGGACAGTTGGAGGCAGATGATATAGGGGAATTGATGGGCGATGAGTGAAGTGCAGGCGGCATTAAATATCGAGCACCCAGATCAGCTACCGTCTGATATTATCAGGTTAAAGAGTGAGGCGAATGAACTCATCCGAGAACTTGTACTAAAAGACGGTAGAATCGACGTACTTGCTGATTTTGTGTTGGGGTATCCACCACAGCCGTTCCATTACGATATGATGGAATGGCAGACTCAGCATAACGAGGGCTTGCTGCTAGCGTGGCGCGGAGCTGCAAAATCAACATATTGCAATATTACCAGGTGTATCTTTGAGATTCTTCATAACCCAAATATTAGGATTCTTATTACAGCGGATTCTATAGGGCAATCAAAGGGATTTCTCACAGCAATAAAAAGCCATTTTGAGAATAATCAAAAGTTTCGCGAGGTATTTGGCGATTGGATTATGGATGCAAAAGTGTGGGCGGAGGATCGCATCACTGTAAACCGCCGCACAGCGCACCATGGCGAACCCACAATTATGTGCGCAGGTGTCGGCACCAGACTTCCATCAAAACACTTTGAAATTATTATTTGCGATGACCTTGTGACTGCCGATAACGCGACAACTGAAGGACAGCGGCAGAAGATTCTTGATTATTTCTATCAAACATTATTCCCTACTTTAGAACAGCCAAATGGGAAGTTGTGGGTGCTAGGAACGCGATGGCATGAGGATGATCTTTATAGCTGGCTCCAAAAAGAGGATTATAAAGACGCGTCATATATCATGGGCGTCTTGGATGAAAATGACGAGTCGCGTTGGGATGTGAAGTTTCCAACAGAAACGATGCATCGCATCCGCAAGGCAAATCTAAATGCGTTTGAGCTACAGTGGATGTGCCGCAGCGGTGTAGGAATTGGTGGAATCTTCACGCCAGATCACTTTTTGTATTACGATGGCGATCCACCGGCTAACTCTTTTACTTGGCAAGGTGTGGATTTGGCCATTGGGCTGAAAGCACACAATGACTTCTTTGCGCATTCTACGATAGCGATGGAGAAAAATACCCGCGCACCGTATTTGTTAGAATATCGTAAGGTGAAGATTTCGTTCCCGCGCCAGGTGACTTTTTTAGCAGAGCAATTTAAAGCGTTCCCTGAAACTGTCCGTGTTGTTGTGGAAGCGAATGCTTTTCAGCTCGCACTATTGCAGCAGATGCGAGACACACATCCAGATGTGCCTGTTATTGGCAGGTATACGGTAAAAGATAAAATTGCGCGAGCACAGCAGCTTGCTATATATTTTACAAACTGCCCGATGCGTGTTAGACGTGGGCACCATGAGTTTGTCAGGTTGATGTGCGGTTTTCCGAATCTGAAAGGCTCAAAAGACGTATTCGATTCGATTGAAATTGCAATAGGCCAAGCCTTACGTGGTGCGAAGAAACGCCATCGCGAAGAGCCAAGCTTGATTTGACAAGGCAAAGTGTTGTAATTTAGAGTCGATATTCATCAGTAATGCGCAAACCGTTTGGTTGTGCAGGTTTTTCTCGGAGGAAAGAATAATGGGCAGCACAGTCGGAATGACCTATGACTCCACGAAGCGAGTTGCAACAGGTGCGAATTTGGACATCCGCTCACTGGCGAGTGGTTTGGCCAAGCGTATCCGAGTCACCAATTTGGCCAATATGCATGTCGCTGAGTACAACGAGGCGTTGAATGACGGAGAAGCGTTGGTCCGTACAAATACAGGCACGCTTACGCTCGTGACGACCACTGGCTTCACTCCGCTTGCAGGATCGAGCACGCAACCTCCAGGCTTCCGCCTTGGCATCCTGCCGAACATCAACGATACGACGACGGAGAACCTTTTGATTGAAGCGTGGGGTTAATCCGCACTGCCGAATCATGTAGGTGCTCATAGTATCTCAATCCCCAGGAGAGGCTGATGTCAGCGATCAAAGAAACTTTTGGCGAAGGTGGTGCGAATGTGGTTCCCAGCTCAGGCGGGGAACCATCACTGGCATCCGCATTACGCGATATTGCAGACGACTTGAGCAAACAGCAGACAGCGACCATTGCGTCCGCAGATGCAACGGACCTCGCAACAGCAATCACGCTGGTCAACGAAATCAAGGCTGCGCTGAATGCAGCGTCTGCAAATACCCTTCTGACCACCAAAGGGTAAAAAAAAACCGTAGGTGGGTATGCTGCCCACCTTGAGAGGGCAGTATGAGTCAGGCAGTGCCATCAGATGGGTCAATCCAAGAGACCCACCAAATCGATCTCGATGTCCAGTCAAATGATGGTGCGCGCAAAGGTAAGGTGCGGTTAAAAGCACATATCCTATCAACCCAAGAACCGCTCCACAAACATCGAGAAGCAGGTCGTAGGGCCATCAGAAAGCGTACTGCTTCGGATGGTCGTGCAGATCAGAACGTGCCTGTAGAGACTGAAGATGAGGATAAAATCTTTGGTACTTCAGACGGCGTGATCAACCCCCCGCACAATTTAAAGTGGCTCGCAGAACTCCCAGACATCTCTACCGAGCTTGGCCAGAATATTCGAGCTATGGTTACGAATATTGCAGGCTTTGGTTGGCGGTTAAAGCTCCGCCACATGAGCGAAGATCAAGCAAAAAAACACGAGAAAGAGATTTTGGCGGAGAGGGCGCAATTGGAGGCAAGACTCCAAGCAGTACATGCGACTCTAGCACTGACTATGCTCCGCAAGCGCGAACTGCAAGATAAGTATACGATTGGCAATGGCTACTTAGAGCTGATTGAGAATATGAAAGGGGAGTTAGTCGGAGTATCGCACATTCAAGGGCATCGGGTATATTTGTGCGAAAAAGACACCACCGCAGTTTTGGTGAAAAAGCCAGTGGTGCGACCTGATCGCAATTTTGAAATTGAACAGATCCCCATTTGGCATCGCTTTCGCCGGTATGTGCTCATCAGGAATTATACCAAAAAGGTATGGTTCAAAGAGGCTGGCGATCCTCGGCAGATGGATAAAGATACTGGCGAGTATGCAAAAGAGGGTGCAGTTATACCCCTATCGAAACGTGCAACTGCGCTTATCCACAATGCTATTTATTACCCGCTATCCGCGTATGGGATGCCGTATTATTTAGCAAGTTCTGTCGGGATTGCAGGTGTGCGTGAGGCTGATGAAGTAAACTATAATGGTATTACACACAACATGGTCCCAAGCATGTTTGTGATTGTTGAAAATGGGGTGCTGACGCCTGGTTCTATTACTCGGCTCATGGAGTGGATTGAGACAAGAACTGCCGCAGCAAAGAATCGATCTTCATTCATCATCTTAGAAGGCGAAACCTTAGACGAAGGTGCCCCAGATCCAGGAAAATTCAGAATCAAAATTGAGCGCCTGGATAGCGTCCAACATGATGATATGATGTATCAGAAGTACAAAGACGGTACTAAGACTGAGCTGCGGCAGCAATTCCGCTTACCNCCAATTTTTGTCGGTGCGACATTGGAATACAACCGTGCTTGCTATTCCGAGGATACAGAGACACTTACGGAACACGGTTGGAAATTCTATAATGAAATTGATCCTAACGAGAAAATAGCAACACTCCACCCAGAAACAGGACGATTAGAATATCACGAACCTGATGGTGGTTTGTATCTTTATGATTATGAAGGGGAAATGCTCAGGTTTAAGAATCGTAATACAGATATTCTTGTGACGCCTGATCATGATATGTGGGTGCGATCTTCTACTAAAGGATCAGAGTATACGAAGAAAAAGGCGGAAGAGATTGAGTTTTCGCGGTTTAAGTTTTTATCTGCACCAACGCATTTTGATTCCTGCAGTCCTGATCCGCATGTGCATATCCCAGAGTTGGAATTGCGAGATGGGCCAAATTCTGGTATTCGGCCAGAGGTTATGCTGCCTATTGATTTATGGGTGCGTTTCTTGTGCGCATTCGTAGCAGATGGCTCTACTACGCCGGAGTTTGTCAGGGGTAAACGACGGTGCATGTATAATATCCAAATTGCTGCGTCTAAACAGCGTAAGACGGAACTATTTGCATTATTATATGCAGAGCTTGAAACATTAGGCTTTCGCTGCTACAAACCTTTCACCAATAATGATGGGATGAATGTTTTTGTTCTGGCAGATAAGATATTATGGGGTTTACTTCGAGGCATGTGCGGCACATGTGCTATAGAAAAGAGACTGCCAGATGATTTTCTGCACTACCCTAAAGAATTGCTTTGCATGGCGTTGGATGTTTTGCGGCAAACGGATGGCACAATAGATGCGCGCCCTGGTCGAACTTCTTGGTCATATAGCACTATTTCTAAGGTTTTAGCGGATCAGGTCCAGATTATCGCTATTCATGCGGGGCATAGGGCGCATATTATTCAATCGCAAGCGTTGGGTAATCGCAACCCAATATATAGGGTACTGATCACACCCAATCAAAGAGAGCATTCTGTTGATAGCAGCCAGGTTGAGTCGGTAGAGTACTCAGGGAAAGTCTATTGCTTTAACGTAAGAAATCATTTGTTTTTTACGCGACGCAACGGGCGCGTGGCAATACAGGGAAATACTGCCGACACTTCACGAAATATCGCAGACGAGCAGGTTTTTGCACCGGAGCGTGATGATAATGATTATCAGATCAATAATCATATCCTATTACGTTGGGGTGCGCGTTTTCACATCTTCCGATCTAACCACCCAAACATTACAGATGATGTAGAACTCATCCGAATGATGGGCGTGGCTGAGAGATCAGGCGGGATGACTCCAAGACGTGCGGATATGATTGTTAGGGACGTATTTGGAGACGACATCGGACCGATGCCAAAAGGTATTGATCCAGACATTCCGTACAGTATGCAGTTTGCAGAGGCGCAAAAGCAGCAAGACGGCGGAAAGGTTAATCCTGCCGATCCTACACCCGACCCTGGAAAAAGAGGACCGGAAGACTCAAAAGATCTGCCCAAAGGAAGTCTTGACCCACCAAAAGACCGCACCAAAAAGGGTGTTGTTACGAACGAACAATTAGTCGATGATTTTCTTGATATGCCGAAACAGCTTGGCATATCAAGAAAATCAGACGGCAAATAGGAGCGCACAGACCATGAGCAAGCAGGAAATCGAAATCGAATCCGTGTTGGTGCAGAAGCAGTTTGAATTGGCAGAAGGTGAAGAGCTGCAGAGCACCATCCGAAAAGTCATCGAGGCTGCTGATAAACTCCGCAGAAGCGGCGGCACGACAGGGTGGTTGGTAGGAATCTACAAAGATCATGTAATCCTCCGCGATTGGAACAGCGACAAATTCTTCCGTGCTGAGCTTGATCGCAGTGGGGATGAGTTCAAACTCACTGATGTAAAAGAAGTACGCCAAGCCTTTTTGCCTGTAGCAGACAAAGTGGCGAAGTCGGCAGATCCCATGCTCGTGTCTGTGGATGGCGACGAGCTGGAACTTCCCTTCCCTAAAGACATGTTCATCAAAAGTCCTGAAGGCAGCAGAAGCTGATGGTGAGATGTCACGGATCAGTACGGAGTCGGAAAACTTGTGGGAAAACATCATCCGGTAGATAGGTCTTGCAAGTTGCAAGACCTATTGGAGCTTGGTAGAAATGCCTGAAAATGCCGCAGTCATCGAAGATTACAACAAAGCATGTGGAAGCTGCCGATACCTGCATTATTAGGTGTTTGGCACCGCCGAGTACACGCTGCGTTTGATGGCAACCGCTTAGGACCAATCCAAAAACAACAAGCAATAGAACTAAATCTGATGATCCATCAAGAGTTATCTGCGCGTGATCAACGCGATGAGGTAGCACGGTTGGATCTTGATTTTAGCAGCGGTGTATTTGGAATCCAGAAAGGTTTAGCATCAGGCGATCTCGTAGACATGGAGTTGCCAGCACCTGTTGAGGGTGGGCCTTTTGATGATGAGCGTGAGATCAGCCTCATCCAGATTGAGAAACGCAGCGAGGTTCCAAACGATAAGCAGATTATCTTTGGTGTTGTTATGGAGCCTGATAGCGTTGACGCTCACGGTGATATAATTGCAGATGCTGAAATTAAGCGCGAAGC